ATGTCTGCGCTGATGGTTTGACCGTTCAAACGGATGATACTGTTGTTGCCCTTGAATGGGTAGCGTGTGTCACTCTCTGTCACTGTATAGCTGTTAGCTACTGAGAACACATCATATGCCACCATCTCAACTACGTCATTGAGGCTTGCCCCTGTGACCAGTACGACTGTTGTACCTGTCGTGGCTGTATAATCTGTACCGGGTTTAAGTAAGACACCGTTCTGGTAAACGTCCATGTACACGCTGTCTTGGTATGTCAGTACCTTAGAGTCAACGTCACTGCCACTGAAGCTAGTCTGCCCAGCAGTAGCCTGATATACGAAGCGGTTACGAACACCGTTCTGTGGGGATTTACCTATGTATGGCATCTAATCTGCATCCTCTATGGTTAGTGTACCTGCATCAACTTGGCGCATAATTTCTGCGTAATGGCGGTTGTTTGGGTCAAGGGGAACGAACATCTCAGTGCCATCAATGGTGGCTTTGATAACGATAGGGGTGTTATCTATGTCAGTTTGATATTGTGCTGATGTAATGTTCATTTACAACTCCGCATCTACTGTATAATGGCCTAAAAGACCGCTTGCACTAGCACCACTAGCTGAATAAGCGTGAAACCCTGTTGATGAAGGTGCGTCTATTACAACAGCATTATTATCGCTGTTAGCAACACCTAGCTGCCACCTTTGTATTTTGCCAGAATTACCTGCCTTATCGTAAACAACAACTGTTGGTGTGCTTCGTTTTTCAGTCATATACTTTACGCCAAACCCACCTATATAACTTGTTGTAGAGCCAGTTGCACCGCCGCCAACAGTGAAAACACCGACATATGTGTTGGTTGCGGGGTTTGTCCCTTGTTCATAGCTTTTTTCATAATACCGCTGACACAACGCCAGTTCTTCACCATAGCTGCGGTGTTCAAAGTCGGATGCGTTGGTGCCGACTTCAAGCTGGACGCCCGTGATGTTAAAGTAATTATTGGTGCTGCCACCTAAATCGAGAGTTGTACCAGCACCTCTGTCTGCGTTTGTGGCCGCTTCCCACGCAGTAGGAACTGCGCCACTTGAAAAATTAGTACCGCTGTCAAAGACCATCTCAATAAATAGAGAGTTGCCATTGTCGTTGCCTAGTGCGCCACTGGTATCACCAGCAAATGTTAGAGTTTTATATTCCCAAGTTGCTGCTATTGATATGGTAACTGTAGTGCCGATGATTCTTGTATTATCTTGGTCATAAAGATTAACTTGAAAATTTCCAGTCTTGTAGCATTTAACCCAGAAGCTAAGTGTAACGCTTTCTGCTGAAGAAGTACCTTTTTTAAGCTGCTGAAGGTCTTGGCCTTCCATTCTGTACTGCAACATTAAGTGGTCGCCAGCAGCAGGAGAAGCATCCGCCGTTGTACATGCTAGTTTGTAAGAACTAGAGAACCCAGAGCCAGATGGTACATCCGTATCTTGTGAAATACTCCACGTTCCTAGACTGTTAATAATTGCATAAAATCTATCTGGCCCACCATGAGTGCTTGCAGTCTTGCCAGTAACATCGCCTCGCTGGGCAACTTGCATAGCACCGTTAATGATAAGATTTCTCCTACCATTTACAAAGCCCAATCCTTCTGGTCGTACTGTTGTTAGTGCCATGCTAGTTTATCCCTTATGCGTATGGGCTGTCGCCAAGTACGCTTGTATCCCAAGCTGCCTTCAATGCTGCAATGTCTGAAGCACTACCAATTGCTGAAGCGGCTGGTGCATCACGCAGGGCAGCTTTCTTAGTTACTGAGGCAGACTTTGCAGATGCATCATCAGCTTCTAGTGCCTTCATGTACACGACATCCTCTGCATCAAGCAGTGGTGCGCGAACTTCACGGATTTTGTCCTTGAAGATTGCTTTGGCTGCTGTCATGTCTTCTGTAATGACTGAGCCATTCAATGACCATGCACCACGGAAGTGACGGTCAGCAGGGACAGTTGCAGTTGAAGCATCAATCTGATTCCCGTCCTTATCTACGATGTATGTTTGTGCCATTAGGTTTCTCCTTTTAGGCTGCTAAATCGGTGACGCTTAGTTCTTCAGTTATCTTCCAAGCATTGCGCCACTCTCGTGTACCCGGAAGCTGTTCTTTACGGCATATAACCAGTTTAGGTTTGTTGCCTTCATCCCATGTCTGCCATACAGACTGTGGGCAATCTTTCATAATTAGATACTCAATAGCTTCTTCTTCTGTCATAGCATCAACAGGCTGGGTGTCATGTAGCAGATAGCCACGAGTATGTTTCTTGAAGTCTGGTTGTGCTTCATCTTTAGCTAGTTCCCAATATACCTCTACTGGTGGTAGGATACCGCCCTGTAGCGCACACGCCATCCAGTTAGGGTCAGGAACCAGTATCTTTGCACATTCGTCTACGCTGTCCTCATAGACCACACGGTAGTCAGACTGCACACCGTCTAGGTTTTCTTTTGCCCAACATAGGCGGTCAAATAGGTGAGTGCCTTGAAACTGTGGGGTTTGGGTCATTAGGCGAGGTCTCCGTGATTTAAAACACTTACAAAAGTAAAATCAATCAATGCTGGTGCTGATGTAATTGTCCATAACTGTACAGCAGATGTTGTTGGATTTGTATCACCCGGAATCCTAAGTTCTCTATTTGCGTTACCTAATGCTTGTTGCCCACTAGCAACACTATTGTAATTTGCATTTGCCATTGAATTTGTAAAATTAACTGTGTAGTCACCTGTACCTTCGTCTAAAATACTTGTTACGTTTTCGCTATCTCGAATTGCTACAGTGCCACTGCCATTAAAGTTTACCCAAGACTTCGCACTACCCTGCACCACATAACTTGTATCAACTGACCCAGCGGTGCTGTGTTCTAGGGTATCTGCTTTGATTTTTCCTAGTGCCATTATGGTTTCTCCGGCCAGCTTACATCATCTAAAGATGTGGCAGACTTAGTAATGTCTCTTAGGGCTTGACGGTATGTTGTCTGTGCAGGTGTCATAGTAAGGTCACTAGATGCCCACCAATCTGTTTCTGCAAGTTTGGCACCTCGATGTCGCCCTATAGTGAGTCGTATTACAATTCACTGGCAAA